TTACAGCATACGCCGCTGGTGCTGTTTTTCCGTGTGGACCCGCTTAACGATTTTATAGATCCACTGCAGTGTTAAATTGTACTTTTTGGCCAGCTCCGCATAATTACGCCCATCGCACTCGCTGTAAATCTGATAATCCCGTTCCGAGGCTCGACCAGAGATACCTTTGGGGAAATAAATGCTTTGCCCGCCCCAGTTGCGCATCATTCTGTCAGCAATTGCCTGACCGGCATTTTCGGCTGACGCGCTATCAATATTCATGCTTTCAATAAGTACCTGCGACGCATGAAACGCCAGATCGTTAATAATCTCCGGAAGCCGAACCATTTCTTTTGATTTCTGAATCATATTTTATCTCCATATCCAGCACCATGCTCCCCGTGACGGCACCAAAAAGGGAAGCGTAAAAAACGGTGCAATAACTACCTATCAATACATTCAAAATATATATAAATATTTACTATCAACGCATTTAATTATAAATTAAAAAAATATATATATCGTTTTCAATTTATAATATGTATTTATTTTATAGGTGAAGTAAGCCTTCACTGATGTCATCATTTTACACAATACTGTATGCATATACAGTTAATTTTTTGCATTTTTTTCTGCGTTCGATCAAAAAGATTGCTTTCCTCACAATCGCGTGAATTTTTAAACTGACTTTAAAAATCAATAAGATAATTTTAATCAAAGATTATTATGACGCAGCAATACCGCCATCGTAGCCTGCCACAGACACATACTGACTCTCCGCAGGCAACCTCTACCCCCTGCCCCGAAAGCTTTATTTATTCGTTTATTTGTTGGCATTTGACGCCATGCGCTAAACATTTTTTAAAGTTATTTATTAAAGCCCTTTTCGTTCTTCCGCTATGGGGAAAAGCGATACTTCTCTCTCAATTATCAGGAGATAGAGTATGCGAAAAATTATTGTTCCCCGACTTTCCGGCTGGCTGATGGCCTCTGTCGTACTGTTTGCGCTTATCGGCTGGACATCATCAGCGCAAATTCCGGTCGTTATCTATAAACTCAGCCTGGTTTCGTTATCAGCGGTGCTGGGTTACTGGCTCGACCGCAGTCTTTTCCCCTGGGCGCGTCCCGACTCCTTTTGCCCCTGGGAAGAATCGCTGTGCTGCGCCGCGGCGATGATTCGTCGCGCGATCATCGTTGCGGCAATTTGCCTTGCCGTCGCGCTGGGGCTGTAACGATGCGTTATCAATACGTATGCCTGGTCTGCGCTATGACTTTCTTGTCTGCCGACGCTGCCGAACCGCCGCGCGCTTCTCTGCAATGGCGAAACGAAGTGATTCGTACCGCGCGCGAAATCTGGGGGCTTAACGCCCCCGTTGCGGATTTTGCCGGGCAACTACATCAGGAATCCGGCTGGGCGCCTGACGCGCTTTCTCCGGCTGGCGCGCAGGGTATGGCGCAATTTATGCCCGCAACGGCAAAATGGGTAAGCCAGTTGTACCCAGCGCTTCGCGAGAACAAGCCGTTTAATCCCGCCTGGGCGATACGCGCGCTGGTACAGTATGACCGCCAGTTGTGGAAAAGCGTGTCAGCAAAAAATAGCTGCCAGCGAATGGCTTTCACTCTGAGCGCCTATAACGGCGGGCAAGGCTGGGTTAACAGAGATAAAAAGCTGGCCGCCGCAAAGGGGTTGGATGCATCCATCTGGTTTGAACATGTAGAACGCGTTAACGCCGGGCGCAGCGCCGCAAACTGGCGCGAGAATCGTCACTATCCCAAAGCGATTTTATACCAACATGCTCCCCGTTATTTGCAATGGGGGCAGGCTAGCTGCATTCATTAATCAGAGGGAGTAATGAAACTCAGTATCGATTTTTGGGAAGTCATCTCCCTGTTGCTTTCTTTTGTTGGATTAATGTTTGCTGCCGGTAAATTGCTGCTGGCGCAAATTGAAAAACGGCTGAATGAACGTTTTGAAGCACTGGAAGCTGCCCGGCGCGAATCAGAAGCGGGCTGGTCCAGGCTGGAGAGAGAATTTCTGGAATTTCGCGCCGATTTACCGCTGCATTATGTCCGCCGCGAGGATTATCTTCGCGGCCAGGCCGTTCTGGAAGCAAAACTGGATGCGCTATATAGCAAAATAGAACTGATTCAACGAGGTAACCATTAAACAAATCCCCGTCGTTTATACGCCGGGGATTTTTTATTTGTTTTAACTTTTTTCTCTAAAGGAGATTAAAAGACGCCTGATGCCTGATACATCAAAATACGTCTGAACGATAACGAAGAGAGAATATTATCTCTCCCGGTAAATCAAGGAAAACCGTATATGGAAACATTATCTGTTATACATACCGTGGCGAATAGACTACGTGAATTAAACCCTGATATGGATATACATATTTCATCAACCGATGCGAAAGTATATATCCCAACAGGACAGCAGGTAACGGTATTAATTCACTACTGCGGTTCGGTTTTTGCCGAACCAGAAAATACGGATGCCACGGTACAAAAACAACTAATCCGGATTTCCGCCACCGTTATTGTTCCGCAAATAAGTGACGCGATAAACGCGCTGGATCGTCTACGTCGCTCGTTGGGGGGCATTGAACTTCCCGACTGTGATCGTCCGCTCTGGCTGGAAAGCGAAAAATATATCGGCGACGCCGCAAACTTCTGCCGTTACGCCCTGGATATGACCGCCAGCACCCTGTTTATCGCGGAACAGGAAAGCAAGGACTCCCCCCTGCTGACAATCGTTAATTATGAGGAAATTCAATGAAATATATCTACAGTGGCCCGGCAAGCGGCGTCACGCTCGCCGACGGTCAGGAAGTCTTACTGTGGCCCAATAGCGAAATCTCGCTGCCGGAAGATAACGAGTGGGTAATCACCATGATTGCCCGCCGTCACCTGGTGCCAGTGGTTACGCAAGAAGTAGAAACTAATGAAGAGGAAATTGTCCATGGCAGCTAATTACCTGCACGGTGTAGAGACCATTGAGATCGAAACCGGCCCACGTCCGGTTAAGGCGGTTAAATCTGCGGTTATTGGTCTGATCGGCACCGCGCCATGCGGCCCGGTTAACCAGCCAACGCTGTGCCTTTCTGAAAGCGACGCGGCACAGTTTGGCCCAGGTCTGGCAAATTTCACCATCCCGCAGGCGCTGAAGGCGATCTACGATCACGGCGCAGGGACGGTCGTGGTGATTAACGTGCTGAATCCGGCGGTACACAAAAGTACCATTCCCAGTGAAACCGTGAAGGTTGATGACAACGGTCAGATTCAACTCAAGCACGGGGCCGTGCAAACGATGAACATTGGCCGCAGCACGAACGCCGGAAACGCTTATATCAAAGGCACCGATTACACCATTGATATGCTGACCGGTAAAATCACCTGCATGGGGACCAATCTGAAACCCGGCGTTCAGGCCTATGTAAATTATACTTACGCGGACCCCACCAAAGTGACTGCCGCCGATATTGTTGGCGCGGTAAACACGGCGGGTGACCGTACCGGCATGAAGCTGTTACAGGACACCTGGAACCAGTTTGGTTTTTACGCGAAGATCCTGATTGCGCCGGTCTTTTGTACGCAAAACTCGGTCGCCGTTAAGCTTATCGCTCAGGCAGAAGCGCTGGGAGCCATTACCTACATTGATGCGCCCATCGGCACGACTTTCCAGCAGGTTCTGGCAGGTCGCGGTCCGCAGGGGGCGATTAACTTCAATACCAGTTCCGATCGCGCGCGTCTGTGCTATCCGCACGTTAAAGTGTACGACAGCGCGACGAACAGCGAAGTCCTGGAGCCGCTCTCCTCTCGCGCCGCTGGCCTGCGTGCCAAAGTGGATCTGGAAAAAGGCTTCTGGTGGAGCAACTCCAATCAGGAAATTCAGGGCATTACCGGCGTAGAGCGCTCGCTGTCAGCGATGATCGACGATCCGCAAACCGAAGTGAATCAACTGAATGAAAACGGCATCACCACCATCTTCAACAGCTATGGCTCCGGTTTGCGCCTGTGGGGCAACCGTACCGCCGCCTGGCCGACGGTTACTCATATGCGTAACTTTGAGAACGTGCGCCGTACTGGTGATGTGATTAACGAATCGATTCGCTATTTTAGCCAGCAATACATGGATATGCCGATTAATCAGGCGCTGATCGACGCGCTAACCGAATCGGTGAACACCTGGGGCCGCAAGCTGATTGCCGACGGCGCGTTGTTGGGCTTTGAATGCTGGTACGACCCGGCGCGTAACGAACAGACTGAACTGGCAGCCGGGCATCTGTTGCTGAGCTACAAATTCACCCCGCCGCCGCCGCTGGAACGTCTGACGTTTGAAACCGAAATTACCTCTGAATATTTAGTTTCTCTGGAGAGCAATCGCTAATGGCTGGAAAAATTCAAATTAACCGTATTACCAACGCCAATATTTATCTTGATGGTAATAATCTTTTAGGTCGCGCGAGTGAAATTAAACTGCCTGATATCAGCATGATTATGCAGGAGCATAAAGCGCTGGGGATGGTCGGTAAAATTGAACTGCCTGCCGGTTTTGACAAACTGGAAGGTGAAATTAAATGGAACTCGTTTTACCACGACGTCATGCGTAAAACGGCAAATCCGTGGCAGGCGGTGGCATTGCAGTGCCGCTCCAGCATCGATTGTTATAACTCGCAGGGTAAAGCGGATCAGTTAGCGCTGGTGACGCATATGACCGTAATGTTTAAAAAGAACCCGCTGGGAACGTTTAAACAGAATGAAAACCCGGAATTCAGCAGCGCCTTCGGCTGCACTTATATTAAACAGGTGGTTGACGGTGAAACGCTTCTTGAACTGGATTATCTGGCGAATATTTTCCGCGTAAATGGCGCGGATCAATTAAATGCCTACCGCAATAATATTGGCGGTTAATTACTTCGGGGCTACGGCCCCGAATTTAACACGACGAATAAGGACTATACCATGAACGAAAAATATACCCTGCAGTTCCCGTTTACCTCCGCCGCCGGGGAACGTATCGACGTTCTGCAATTACGTCGCCTGAAGGTAAAAGATATGCGCGCCGCGCGACGCGCCAGCGATAAACCGGAAGAGTGGGATGAGCCGCTGATGGCGGCTATGACCGGGCTGGTAACCGAAGATCTGGCGGAAATGGATCTGCTGGACTATCAGGCATTGCAGAAACGATTTCAGTCCATGCTTAGCATGGCTACAGAACCCACAGCAACTGTGGCAGGCAATGGCGCTGCTGGCGAGGTGGTTTCGCTTTCCGCCCAGTGAAATTGACGCGCTGTCGGTTGACGATTTTACCTGCTGGCTGGACGAAGCCAGCGCGCAAATTAAACACGAATACGACTCGCAGGCTTAATGCCTGCGGGTTTCCTGACCCAAGCCCGGTTCACTCCTTCCCTGTCCTTTTTCCGGCAAGCAGCCTGTTACCGGGCAACTTATACGAGACACTATTTTGGCCAACGACATTATTACCCAGCTTCAGGCGCGTAATGAGACGTTGACGCAGGCAATAGCCCGTTACGGCTCACTCAACGCCAGCACGCTGCACACGCTCAGCTTTGAGCAAACAAAAGTCACCCGGCTTACGCAACAGCTCGCTAACTCCGCCCTTCGCCGGGAAGAGAACGATAAACAGCGCGCCGGGTTGCTGGAAAAAACACAAACGTTCGCCGGACAGCTCGGCAAGCTCCTGAACGTTGAGACTCCCGACTGGAAGCTGCCTTACGAATTTCAGGGCAACATGGTCGATATGGCGGCGAAGGGCGGCATGGATAACACCGCGCGGGACGCCCTGAGCCTGAATATCCGCGACTGGAGCCTTGATTTCAATCAAGATCAAAAAGATCTGCAAAGCACCGCCGCCACGATGATCGAAGGCGGCGTCAGCGCATTGCAGGATCTTAGCCGCTACATGCCCGATATCGCCAAAGCCGCGACCGCCTCCCGCGACAGCGCGCAAAGCTGGGCGCAGGCGGCTCTGGCCACTCGCGACAAACTGAACATCGCCCCTGACGACTTCCGTTTTGCGCAAAATATGCTGTACAGCGTGGCAAAAAGCGGCGGCGGCTCCGTTGCAGAGCAAACCCAGTGGATTAACGCCTTTGCCGGAAAAACCGGCGCTCAGGGGAAAGAAGGCATTGCGGAACTGACCGCAACGATGCAAATCGCCATGAAAAATGCCCCTGACGCAGGCGCGGCGGCAGCGAATTTCGACCATTTCCTGAAATCCGCCTTCTCGAAAGAGACGGACAGTTGGTTTGCCCGCCAGGGCGTGGATCTTCAGGGATCGCTGCTGGAGCATCAGCAAAATGGGATCGGCGTGACGGAAGCGATGACCCACATCGTGCAGATGCAACTGGAGAAAATGAACCCGCAGATCCTCGACACCTTCAGGCAAACCATGAAGATTGAGGATCTTTCCGCGCGCGGCGACGCGCTACAGGCCATGGTGGAGAAATTTAACCTCGGCGCGATGTTCGGCGATGCGCAAACGCGGGATTTTCTCGCCCCGATGCTGGCGAATATGGACGAATATCGCCAGCTAAAAGCCTCCGCAATGCAGGCGGCGGGGCAACATGTTATTGATGATGACTTCGCCGCGAAAATGACATCGCCCGGAGAACAGACCAAAGCGTTACAACTTTCACTTAACGATCTGTGGCTGTATGCTCAAGATATTACCGAAAACGGCGATGATACTACTGGCTTTTTTGGCCATTTTTCTTATTGAATGGTATACCCCCATTCACTCTGATGATTACCGCTATTACCTTTTAGGAATTTCGCCGGAATCACATTTTCATCATTATATGACCTGGAGTGGCAGGATTATAGCTGATTACACCAGCGCACTCATCCTGTATACACGTTCTCAACTCGTGTATTCCATCAGCGCTGCCGTTTCGACACTGGTATTTTGTTATTTCATTGTGAAGACACCCTCAGGTACATTACGCTGGAATAAATCCGACTACTTATTATTCCCACTAATATTCTTCACTTACTGGATTTCGAACCCGAATTTGGGTCAAACCACTTTCTGGATCGTTGGTGCTGCGAATTATTTGTGGACGAATCTGTTCGTTGTTGCATGGCTGTTCTTCTTTTACACCATAACAATAAAAAACAGTAAAGCGATCAGCCCGTGGGTTGCATTACTAAGCTTTATGGCAGGCTGTTCCAATGAAAGCGTCTCACCTTTCGTCTCGCTTATTTCTGTTCTGGCCATTGCATACGAGTTATGGCAAAACAAATCTGTTTCGCGCAATAAGATAGTTTATAGTCTCTGTACAATCGCAGGTTCATGCGTATTGATACTTTCTCCGGGCAATTTCATCCGCGCCAGCGGCAAAGAATTCTGGTATGGAAGGCCGATTTTTGAACGTATTTTCATTCACTTAACAGAACGCGTTCATAACCATCTGGCGCTGATCTGGATAGCTTATGTTGTTTTGTTATTGCTGGTCTTACTGGTCATATTCAATAAGCAGATTCGCGCCAAAATTGATAAAACGTCCCTTATCTGCGCTGCGTTAGTCGTATGTATAGGTATTAGCACTTCCTTAATCATGTTCGCGTCGCCGTCCTACCCCGATCGGGTTATGAACGGTACGTTTATGTTTTTCCTTTTAGCTATCTCCTTCATCGCTTACGCCCTGTTGAAAAGTGGCGTTAAGGCTGGAGTCGTCGGCGTAACTGCCGTGACTGTCCTCTGTGGTATCGTATTCCTTTGGTCCTATTCATTGATGCTTAACGGTTATAAAAAAACGGCCGGACAGGAAATCGTAAGACAAGAAATCATTACTAAAGAAATAGCGGCAGGTAAACAGAAGTTTATCATCCCTGACTATTATTTCGTCAAGTTGCAAAATAGCGGTGGTCATTTTGGTTTATTCCATGATCCTGCTGTTTACGGCGAGTATTATCATGTACAAGCTATTTTCAAAAAGAAAATCAATTTTGATTATTCTGTAATCGCTAATGGAGCGAAGCACAGCCTTTCCAATGAAACGACGGCTTATAGCAACACCCGCGGGGATTTCGCTATTATCAGCCGGGAGCAGCTAACGGGTTCGATCACACTCTCGGTTAATGGACGGCAGAAAACGATTCCAGTTGAGAAAATGAAGCACGCAGAAATCAATGATGAATTCTGGTACTACGCTTCTGTAGGCAAAGGTGAAATTACAGCAATTTCATTTTAACTTTACGTAAAACGCGATCTTCGCCATTTAACAAAATGTGCATCAACACAGGCCCGGTAAGCGCAGAAGCGCCACCGGGCAAAACACATTCTGACCCCGCCATCAATTATTTCCTTAAAGCGCTTTAATATCTCTCCCCCCGCCGGAAGGCGAAAATAGCCTCATGAACACGAAAACACGACCCTCGACCCTGCACTGGCAACCTGCCTTGCAACGTCCTGAAGAATACGTCTGCGGGCTGGATGATATTCATCAGGCAATACACATCATTCTGCGCACGCCGCGCGGCAGCGATCCCCACAGGCCGCTTTTTGGCAGCAATCTGTGGCGCTACATCGATTACCCGATCGAGCGGGCCATTCCGCACGTTGTTCGCGAATCGGTGGAAGCGATTCGCATGTGGGAACCCCGCTGCCGGTTGCTGAAGGTGACGCCGACGATTGACGGCGAACACCTGACGTTACGCGTGCAATGGCGTGCCGCAGACGGCGTAATCAACTCAACGGAGGTGTTATGGCGATAGCCGAACCCGATTTTATTGACCGCGATCCCGCGCAAATCACCAGCGAGATGATTGCGCTATATGAAGAAGCCAGCGGTAAAAAACTCTATCCGGCGCAGGCTGAGCGGCTGCTCATTGACCTGTTTGCTTATCGTGAAAACCTTGTCCGCATCGCCATCCAGGAGGCAGCGAAGCAAAACCTGGTCGCGTATTCCCGTGCGCCGATGCTGGATTATTTAGGCGAGCTGGTTGGCGTTCACCGTCTGCCCGCTCAGGCGGCAAAAACCACGCTGCAGTTTTCTGTTACTCAAGCGGCTAAAAGTAACCTGGTGATTCCACAGGGTACCCGCGCCAGCGCGTCGGATAGCGTGATGTTCGCCACCGACGAAGATGTTCTGTTGCCTGCGGGCAGCCTGAGCGTTGCGGTAACTGCAACCTGTGTAGCAACCGGTGAATCCGGCAATAACTGGCAACCTGCGCAAATCAGCGCGCTGGTGGATCGGGTGGGCAATTACGATATCAGCGTCACCAATCTGACGGCCTCAAGTGGCGGCTGCGGCGAAGAGAACGACGACGCGCTACGTAAACGCATCCAGCTAGCGCCGGAAAGTTTCAGCAACGCGGGCAGCTATGGCGCCTATCGCTTCCATACGCTCTCGGTCAGCCAGTCGATTATCGACGTGGCGGTGCTGGGGCCGGATGAAGGGCTGGCGGAAGGCTGCGTGGAACTCTATCCGCTGACCCTGAACGGTTTGCCGGGGCCGGAGCTTCTTGCCCAGATCGAACGGGAGGTGAGCAAAGAGAAAAAGCGCCCGCTAACCGATAAGGTGAGCGCTAAATGTTCTCCGCGCGTGGCTTATCAGATCCGCGCCCGGCTGACGCTGTTTACCACCGCCGATCAGGAGACGACGCTTGCCGCCGCGCGTGAAGCGATTAATACATGGACGCGCTCGCGCCAGACCCGGCTGGGCCAGGACATTGTGCCAAACCAGATAATCAAAGTGCTACAAGTGGATGGTGTTTACGACGTCGCGCTGGATATGCCCGCGAAAAAGGTACTACAGGCACACGAATGGGCGGAATGCACGGACATTGACGTGACGATTGCCGGAGTCAGCGATGGATAAACTGCTTCTGCCGCCGCCGCTGGCCAGCGACGAACGTTTCTCAATTCTGGCAAATATCGCCGCCGAACGCTTTGCGCAAATCGACCTGACGGCGTTGCTGGTCTATCTGGTGGATATCGTTGATGCCTCGGCATTGCCCTCGTTGGCCGGGCAGTTTCATGTTCAGGGGCTTGAAGGCTGGCTATTTGCCGCCAATGAACAGGAGAAACGAGAGTTAATTAAACAGGCGATTGAACTGCATAAATATAAAGGAACTCCCTGGGCCGTTCGCCGCGTTCTGGAAATATTATCCTTACCCGGCACGATTTCCGAATGGTTTGAGTATGGCGGTAAGGCTTATTTTTTTAAGGTTGAAATTGAGCTAATTAACCAGGGCATGGATGAAAATCTGTTTAATAACCTGGTCGATCTTATTCATGAGTATAAGAACGTGCGCTCAAAGCTGGAAGCGTTAATTGTCTGGATAATTAACCAAAGCGCTATTCCTGTTATCGGCAGCGCGCTTTACGGTGGAGAAATAACGACCGTCTTACCCTTCCAGGTTCTGGAAGTTCAACAAACTAAACCGATCTATTTCGGTACAGGGCAATGGAGCCTTGAAATTACATCTATTTACCCGGAGTAATTATGGATAATGAGTTTTATACTCTCCTGACCGACAGGGGAATGGCGAAAATCGCCAGTGCCCTTGCGGATAAGAAACAGATACATCTGCAAAAGATGGCGGTTGGCGACGGCGGCGGACAATATTATGAACCGACCGCCAGCCAGACCAATTTACGTCACGAAGTCTGGCGCGGCGAGATGAATACGCTGACCGTTGCGCCGAATAACCCTAACTGGCTGATTGCCGAGTTGGTGCTGCCGGAGGATGTTGGCGGCTGGTACGTACGTGAAGTGGGCGTATTCGACGACGAGGGCGAGCTAATCGCCATCGGCAAGTTCCCGGAATCCTACAAACCGCTGTTGCCCGGCGGCTGCGGCAAGCAGGTCTGTATCCGCCTGATTATGGAGGTCTCCAACACCACGGCGGTGACGCTGACGGTCGATCCGAGCATTGTGCTGGCGACGCGCGACTATGTGGATGCCCGGCTGGACGAGCATGAACATTCGACAAATCACCCGGATGCGACATTAACGCAGAAAGGGTTTACACAGCTCAGTAATGCCACCGACAGCGATGACGAAACCAAAGCGGCTACGCCAAAGGCGGTAAAAGCGGCGATGGCGGAAGCGCGTAATCACACGCATACCTGGAACCAGATTAGCGGCGTTCCGGACGGTACGCTGACGCAAAAGGGGATTGTTCAGCTTAGTAGTGCTACTGATAGTACCAGTGAAGTACTGGCTGCAACGCCAAAAGCGGTAAAGGCAGCAATAGATAAAGCACTTGGTGCTGAGGCATATCCTGTTGGTGCACCGATCCCATGGCCTTCAGATTCTGTGCCTTCCGGCTATGCAGTAATGGCTGGGCAAGCATTTAATAAAACTATATATCCTAAACTGGCTACGGTATATCCTTCGGGTATACTTCCTGATATGCGAGGGTGGATAATTAAAGGTAAATCTGCGAATGGACGTGTTATCCTATCTCAAGAGCAGGATAGTATTAAATCACATACACATACAGCAACAACAGGATTCACCGATCTTGGAACTCAAACATCATCGCTATTCGATCACGGAACCAAAACAACGAACGGCGCTGATTTAGGTTCGAAAACAACTTCATCATTCAACTATGGAACAAAGTCTACTAGTTCTACTGGAGCACATACACATACAGCAGCTGGACATCAAGATTCGGCAGGTTCCAAAGTTGGAACACAGTTTGCCCTTGCAGATGGTGGCCCTGCGGCAACCTCATCTCCAACAAGTTCATCCGGTAATCATTATCACTCTGTAACAATGGGAGCGCATACACATGCGGTAGTGATGGGCTCACATACACATACGATAACGATGGGTACACATACACACTCTATTACTTTGGGAACGCATAACCATACTCTAACCATTAACTCTACAGGCGATGCAGAAAACACCGTTAAAAATATCGCATTTAACTATATCGTGAGGCTCGCATAATTATGTTTACTTTTTCAAATGAACCACAGGTTTTATCCGTTTTTAATTTTTCATCGGATACCAATGAATACATTGGTGAATCCGATGCATATATTGCGCCAAACACCGGATTACCGGGTAATTGTACGCAAGTACAGCCTCCAGAAATAAAACCAGGATTCACACCCGTTTGGCTTGGTGAAGAATGGCAATTAGTCGAAGATCATCGTGGACAGATCGTTTATGATAAAGAATCCGGTCACCAGGTGAATATTACCGAACTGGGGGGACTCTTTGAAAATGTCACTATAATTTCCCCGATGAGCAAATTTGATCGCTGGAACGGTGAAACATGGCAACCTTCAATTACTGATGCTAAAGCAGCCAAAATTCAGCAAATCAAAGCTCACCGTGATGATGTTACCGCCGATTATATCGTTATCGACGGCAACCATTTCCACAGCGATGCTAACAGCCGTATTCAGCAAATGTCACTCACCAGAATGGGTCAGGCAAAGCAGATTCCGGCAGGGTTAATGTGGCAGACCAAAAATAACGGTTTGATTGAACTGACCAACGACATCGCCGCGCAGTTTGAAACCGTCACTATGGATCACGATATGCACCTGTTTGCCAACGCGCAGCGGCATATTGCGGCGGTAGAAGCGCTGGGGGATATCCAGGAAGTGCTCGACTACGACTATTCATCAGGCTGGCAGCCATGAGTCAAACCACCGTCTGGCTCGCTTGCTATAAGGGGCAATCGGAGTATCGCGGCATCGCCAGGTTTGTCGACTGGCTCACGCGCAAAGTCACGCGCGGTATCTACTCTCACTGTGAACTGGCGGTAGAACACGGCGGTAATGAATACCTCTGTTACTCCGCGTCGTTTCGCGATCGCGGCGTGCGGGGAAAGATAATACCGTTACCGGACGATAAGTGGGATAAGCTACCGTTAAAGGCCACGTTGCCGGAAGTGGAAGTCTTTTTCCGCAAACACAACGGCAAACGCTATGACTGGCAGGGCGCGCTTGGTATCGCGCTGTATAACCGGGAGCGCAAAGATAAACTGTTTTGCAGCGAGTTTTGCGCTGAGTTTCTCGGACTAAACGATAGCTGGCGCTACTCCCCCAGCCACCTTTATGCCTTAGTCAGTAGCTGGCAATACGATTGTTGAATCTCTCGCCGGGTATAAAGCCCGGCGATGTTGAATTAAAGTAATACCCTTTATTATTTATTTTTTAGCATCAAATGTTCAGTTTGCATAGCAAATGAAGTATTATAAAAAACCATCTTATAGTATTTTTACCAATTGATATGTGAACCCCCTACGATAATAACATTTATTTAACAAGCTAGCTTTCTTCATTGGAGGAAGAAAAAATCAAACTCTTACATTGCTTATTATTTTCCATATCTAAAAAAGGAAGTGGATTACGGGAATACTGGCGGCATGAGATTATTCGCAGGAATGAATTTTCATTATGTCGATTACTTATGCAGGCCAATAACAATCGCCGTCGTAACTTTTTATTTTGGTGGCGTCTGGCAAATGAGATGTATATCTATGGTTCAAAAAAACAGAAAAAAACTGGATTATGGATTAATCGCAAACTAAATTCCAAATTTGGAATTGATATAGAGCTGGGAGCAGTAATCGGCTATGGTTTGGATATTCCGCATCACATGGGGATCGTCATCACGAAAAAGGCTCGTATCGGTTGTAATTTATCGCTTAAGCAAAATACAACAGTAGGGAACAAGCAAGGTTTAAAAGAAGATGATTTCATTATTATTGGCAATAATGTAGATATAGGAGCCAACACCTGCATTATAGGCTCTATTACTATCGGTGATAATGTTACTATTGGAGCAATGTCATTTGTAAATAAGAGCATTCCAGCAAATAGCATATATATTACAAAAAAAACATCAGAAGTAATCCCAGTAATAAATCACAAAAAATGGGATTAATCTAAATCTTAAGATTGCAATATTTTATAGACTTTTCTCGTCAGGTTAATAGACTAAAAATAAAACATTTCTTTTGTGAATGATTGTTAAGTTCATTCTCTGACCTGATGTCTACATCACTATTCTGATAGAGCGTTTAGTAAGGCCCGGTAGCGTAAACGCTATCGGGCATCGTTCTCGTAACATCACTGCAGTCTGTCCAACTCCGGGATACCTGCCTCCCGGTTGCCTGAGAAGATGGATAAAAATACTGCGGACCTCGCGCTTTAAACACTGAAGTGTTTAATCCAATTCAGCAACATAAAAACCACCAGAAACAAAAAGGGGAAATAAGATCACTCCCATCCCAACTCTTATTTTATATCTCCCCATGGAAATATAAAAGACAAAACAATCATTAAAACATTTATCAACTTACATTACATATATTAATAACATTATAAACAAATTAATTACATTCACATCTTGAATGTAATTAAACTTCAATAACCATATGAACACTAATTTTGTTGCAATATAAAGCACATTAAATATAGTGGAACATGGCTAAAAACACCTAATATTCACCGGGGAATATAATGATTATTGTTTCTGTGCTCAGACAAAGCAAAGACTTCACCACAAAACATGCTCAATGGTTACATAAGCAGCTCAAAGGTTATGATTCTGTTTGTTTAACAGATGCGCTAAAGATAAAAGGGGTAAATACAGCGCCTCTTTTGTATGATTGGCTAGGATGGTGGGCAAAACTAGAACTTTTCAATCCACTGCATCCTGTTCTTGGTAATGAGGATATTCTCTATATTGATATAGATAGCGTTGTTGTGGGAGATATTACTCCTCTGACAACTATGAAAAAAATAACATTACTTAATGACTTTTCTCAGCATGGTGCTTCAGTTGCGCCAGCAACAGGTATTATGTTTATTCCTGCACCCGCAAAAAAAAATGTGTGGGATGAATTTATGAAAAATCCTGAAAAGGAAATCAATGCCATAAGAACCCCGCCCTATCATGGCGATCAAGGATTTATCGGCAGAATATGTCAAGATGCTGAAAGATGGCAAAACATCTTACCCGGAAGAATTATTAGTTACAAAGCTAATATAGCAACACCAAAAATGATTGGTTTTAACCCTGAACTATACGATGGGACAGGTAATGGAAAATTACCTGACGGAGTAAGCATAGTCTGTTTTCATGGTTCCCCTCGCCCCTGGAACACAGCATTGCCTTGGGTGCCTTATTTTAGTTTAAAAAACACAATCCAAAGCAAAGTGAAACAATATAAGTTATCACTGCGTTAA